GTTAACCATAGTTTACTTAGTGAATAAAATCCACTGTTTTCCCATTTTATATCAGAATCTCCAAGTCTGTCAACTATTGAATTTTCAATAGATTCAGCGTTGTCTTCAGCTTTAACTGTAAAGCTTGTTTTATATCCGTATGCAATGATGATTACCTTAAAGTCTCTCATAGTCCTAAATTCTTAGTGCAGAAAAAAAGGGGGCCCGAAAGCCCCCTTTTTAAGTATTATTTGATTAAACGCCTGGTGTCCCGAAAATACCTCTAAAGTCAGATGCGCCAAATACGTATCTTTCTCTAGCTTTGTATCTTACGTTTCCAGTATCAAAGTCACCTTCCATAGCTGTAGAAATCGGTGTTCTTACGAACATTTTCATTCCATTAGGTACGTCAGTGATAATGAAGAACGCATCTGGATCAGTTAAGAAATTGTTCACTCTGTAACCTTGAGGAATCATTCCCATAGATCTGATTGCGTTGATATCATTGTCAGCTGTAGCAACTCTACCTTCAGATTTCATCAATCTTTCGGCAGTAAATTGAAGCTGAGAAGGAATAATCATTTTTACTCCTTTAGCTGCAATTTTTAGACCTCTTTCGTCTGTCATCGCAGCGATCTCTATAAGAGAAGACTCCAATGAAGTTTCGTTTAAGTCTGCATCTGTTGCAAGTCTGTTTGATACAGTACCAGCGATCGTTGGGTGAGACGTGCTCATTAAAGCGTTTCCATCACCTGATGTGAAAGTAGTGAAACCATTAATTAACGGGTTCACAGCTTTAACTTGCTTCGTGTTTGCCATCGATCTTGCTAATGCTTTTGTATATCTAGACGATAGTCTGTCATACAAGTTGTCCTCGATTGCTTCTTCAGTAAGTGCGAAAGCAAGAGCCACTGTTTCCATTGTGTATCTTGCAGTGTAAGTCTCTTGAGCTGAGTCAAAAGTTACAGCTGAACCTTCCGGTTTTACTTGAGCATTCGCGAAACCTGATAACATAACTTCTTCTTCAAACGCTCTGTCTGAAGTTTCAGTCGCATAGATTTCAGCATGCTGATTTTCGTAACGTTTGTATTCCAAGCCGAACAGGGCGTTCAAACCTGGCTCTAGTTCTTTGACTAGTTGTCCTCGTGATATTGCCATTTTTTATCTCCTATTCAGTTATTATACGCCAGCTACTGCTGCTTTGTAGAAGTGCTCATTGATCGTAACAACGAAGTTAACGTTTGAAGTCGTTAAATCATTGCCATCTGGATTTTTGCTCACTCCCATTACTTTTAATTGATTCGTTACGGTGCTTGATGTTGAATCATCCAACTCCACTTTAGAGACATTGTTAGCTGAGTCTCCTGCTGTGTACAAGATATTGTACAATCTGAAGACATCAGTTTGCTCTGATGCAAGTGTGTTGTCTGATTGGATCTCAAACCTTTCGTACGGATCATCTGCCACAAAACCAACTATATCTGTAGCTGCATTGTTTGCGCTCAGATGGTTAGCAAATGTGGGCTTTGATGTGCTTGAATCAGTAAAGAAACAACCATTGAATGAACCAAGTAGTACATCCCCTGCTGCTGCCACGCCGATTGTTCCAGCGGCTAAAGCTTTAACAGGATCTTGAAAGAAGATAGCACTATTGTTCGTGTTATCTGTCTTGTACTCGGACAAACCTTGATTGTCATCATTCTGACCAACTTTTCCGATTGGTTTTAAACCAAACGCATTGTCTTTGTTTGCCATGTTTTTTCTCCTATTTAAGACCTATTTCTAGATCAGTTGTTTATTCGTTGGTTAGTTAGAAATAACTAATAAATTATTTCTTCGTACCACCGAGAACACGAGACTGCCTGTCAATATTGATAGGCATTCTTTTATCTTGGTCCTTTAAGAGATCGTTATCAACGGCTTCCATATTATCTCGCCCTTGTTTCTCATAGTACTCCATGTACTGCTTTGCGAACTCGTTCGGTATCCTAGCCAAAACTAGGCCACCTTGACCGACCACTCCCTTGTATTTACCAGTTTCATATGTAGCATAAGTAGATAGATCGATGTCTTTGTACATTGGATCATCAGCTCTTACTAATTCATATCCGGATCTTAGTCTTTTATGGATATTCTTAGTATCATCAAATCCTAATGACGACTCTCTGAGCCATCTGTGCTTAAACCCTTCTGGTGCAGGGGGTGCATCTAATAAAGATGGTGGAGACCAAACTTTAGGTCTTTCTGTTTTAGACCTTGTCTGACTCGCACGGGAAGCTTGTTTATTATCATTTTCTGTTTTCATATGCCTATACCTCCTTCGTGATTTTTCGTTTTGATTTTGCATATTCATCAAGTGGCACACCTAATTTTTTAGCTATTGCTACCTCTGACGGCGTGAGTCTTTGGATTTTGCGACCTGTCTTTGGACTACGCGTTGCCGAAGCAACGGTCTGTGTAGGTTTACTTGTCGTTTCTTTAACAGTATTACCAAATTTGTGTGGAAATTCAAGTGCTATTCTTCTGTCAATTTCCCCATAGTATTCTTCTGGGTTTCCAACAGGGTCATAACCCTCTTCTTCTGTTAAAATCCTGTGTATCACACGAGCTCCTTCAGTCATTACAAGATCTTTATTGAACCATGTATTCTTAGAAGCCCACTCTTCCGCTCTAGGATCTCTAGATTGAGTAGGTTGTGTTTCTTGATTAGTTGGTTGATTTACAGGTTGAGCTTTCTTAACTGATCTGCTTTTCATCTCAGTTAATCTTGCTTCCTCATAACCTAGTTTTGAGATTTCAGCTTGTGCAACAACTTCAGCTTTCATATCACCATCTTCTCTGGCTTTAGCTAATTTTGCTACTGCAGCTTCCATACCTGACTTAATTCTATTTTCCATTTCAGAAACATAACCTGTGTCTAACCTGGTTAATCTAGATTTAAGTTTTTCTTGTTCACCTAAAACCGTTTGAGCATACGATGTAGCTTCATCTCTTTGTCTTTCAGCTTCTCGTAATTTTCTAGTAAGTTTTCCGATTCTTCTTTTTACTCCTTCAGAATAATCGTCTAATTCTTTCTTTTGTTCTTCTTTTACTTCTTCTTTTTTCTCTTCACTTTTTTCTTGCGTTTCTTGTTTTGTTTCGCTCTCTTGAACAGCAGGCTGCTCAACAGGTTTCTCAGATGAGTCAACGGACTCAACACTGTTTTCAGTGCTTTCGACATTTTGCTCCTCTTTCTGTTCTTCTTTAATTTCGATATCGGCACCAGGTCCGCTAGTATCAATATCGACTGTTTTTTCTGCTTCTTGTTGCATAGACCTCTCCTATGTTAGTATTGATGATATATATCTTCGGGGTTTTCTATTGTAGCTAAAACTTCATCATCATTTAAAAGTCTAACCTCCCCGCCATCGATTTGTATTCTGGAACCCGCGTATCGTGCGAAGATTATCCAGTCTCCTTTTTTGCACCAAGGACCTTCAGGAAATTTTTCCTTATCATAACAATTTGGTCCCATTGCTAGAACTAAACCACAAGTCGATGCAACTTGCTGTCGTTCTAAAGTAGATTCTGTGTGAATAATTCCACCTTTACTTTTTTCCTTCATTTTAAAAGGGAGAACTAATATTCTCCAACCTGTTGGTTGTGGTAATTTTGAGTGTTCCTTTTTTTCAATTGGAACTTTTTTAGTTTTAACGCCTACTAATCCTGTTTTAGGTGTTATTATTTTTGTTTCTGGTGTTCCCGAAACTGAGGACTGTACTTTTGTCATCTTTTGCTCCTTTGTTTAGCAGGTTGGATATTTCCCCTGTCATATATTGGTAGGCATGCGCCTGTCCTAACATGTATTTATATTTTTCCATATTGTCAACCCCACCACCAATCATAGCGTCTCCTATTTGTTGATATTGGTTCTTCAATATTTTTTGTAATTGAATTATTATTGTTCCTTCATCAAAATCAGCCATCGTATGCCTCCAATTGTTCAAGTTTTTCTTTTGCATGTCCAATCTTTCCTAATAGTTTATCTACCTCTTGCACATGTTGTGGATGTTCTCCAATACCTACAGAATTTTCTAAATAAATATTTATTGTAGCATCTGCTTCTGCAATATCAGCTTCGTATCTTGCACGAAGTGCATTTACTATTCCTACTTTACTCATGTTTTCCTTCCTTTCCTAATTGCTTCTTTACCTTTTTTAAATATGCTAGCCACCTTTGCCTTACCCATAACTTTGGCTCTCTGTTCACCAACCGTAAGGATCTGTATTTTCCTTGCGTATGGTTTACTGATTCGTTTAACTTTCGCCACAGTTTTACGAGCGTCCGTTGGAGTCGCAAATTTAATTTTAACAGTGTCTTTAGGATTCTCATCTGTATAAAGTCTCCTACCAGAACCTTTCGGTTTCTTACCTGTTCCTGTTTTTGGATCTTTCATTTAGCACTTCCATCTTCTCCGTGCCTGTCTAAGTCTTGAATTTGGATCTTTTGCTGCTTTAGGAAATTTTTTCATTTGTCCTAGTGATCTTGCGCAGAATGATTTTCTACGTTTAGCAGCTTTCGATCCTGGCTTCACTTTTCCAGTCACGGCTGTTTTTAGTTTTGAACCGGGGTTCATTCTTCTATAGGCTTTGACACCGGCTCTTGTCATACCCGCTCCAGACTTTGTAGGTCTAAAGTTTTTCTTATTTCTTGCTGGCATTGTCCCTTTGGAGAAACCTTCTCGAGGCATAATCTTATCCCCGTAGTAAGATCTCAAACTTGGATTAGATACTTTAACACCACCTAAACTTCCTTGAATGTAACTTCCAATGTATGGTTGCATCTTCATATCAATCCTCCAACGTATGCACTTTTTCTTTTTGCAAAGGTTGCAGCTCTTGATGGTTTAGGACCCGTGTTCGCCACCGCTTGTTTTCTTTTTACGGCACCCGCACGTTGACCTTTGCTCATCGCTCTTGCTTTTGCAATGGGCACGCATTTTGGATAATTTTTTCTTTTTTCTCCACCACTGCGCCCACACTTCGGGTATGATCCATCTGATCGCTTGTTCGCAATATCGACCCAATTTTCCTTTACCCATGCTCGCAATCCTTTTTTAGCCATTACACTAAGCTCATTTTAGTCATATCGATTAAACCGCCATTAGCAGCTTTCTTACGACCTTTCTTTCCGCCAGGTGTAACTTTACCAGAACAAACTGCAGAGGCGTACATATTTGCGTACGCAGAAGGGTAAACTTTAAATTTACGCTTCGCTGCTGCTTTTCCTCTAGGACATAACTTTGCCATTTATTTTTTCCTCTTATGTTTTACCTTGCCACCTTTTTTAGCAACGATTCTTTTTGGATCGTAACCAAATTTTTTCGCTAGCTCAGGTTTCTTTTGGGCTAACTTATGTAAGCCCTTGTTTTTACTTTTGCTTATTGGTTTCATATTATCTATTTATTTTTCCTTTTTTCTTCATCTTGCTACCGAACTTACCGTATGACTCATCTCTAGAAGCTTTTAATTGCTTCTTAGTTCTTTTCTT